ATACTACCTTACATTATCGGGTGTAAACTTTAGCAATGGTGCTACTGTGCAAGGCGACGACGGGGAACAAATTAAATATAATTTCAATTCAAGAAGTTCTGAAAACAGTCAAGGTGCCAGCGGCAAGACTAACGAACCAGTAGCCAACGCCGCAGAACAATTATTAAATCCTGCTGACTTTAAAGACAGCACAATTACTATTGTTGGTGATCCTGCGTGGATTCAACAAGGGGAAGCGTTTGTTGGAATGCCCGTTGGTAGTTCTAATTATTTTAGTGCCTTCTTACCAGACGGCACAATAAATTTTGACGCAGGCCAAGTTCTTTATCGAATTTCATTTAATGTAAGTAGCGATTATGATCTTAACACTGGATTACAATTAATTTCAGGACTAGCTTCAGGATCAACTCCGTTAACTACGCAAGCTGGTGGCCCAGGAGCAATTAATCGAACTTTTATTGCTAAAGAATGTATCAGTAGTTTTAACAAAGGTAAGTTTACACAACAACTTAAAGGCAGTTTATTACTGAACGCAACTACAGCAGACAATCAAGCTGCGGCAGCAGAAACTTCCCTCTTACAAAAAGCGGCAATTGCGGCATTAAGTCCAAACAGACAAAGCACAGCCCTAACATCAGTTATTGGCGCACTATCGACACCGGCCTGGGCAACAAGTTTAACCGGGGTTGCACAATCAGCAACAACAGCGCAGGTAGCCGGAGCTATTGCTAACCAAAATATATTAGGCACACAATCAACTAGACCGGTTGCACAACCGGGAGCACCTACCAGTAGTGGTATTGCTGTTGGGGTGGCCGATAGTATATTTGCTCCGCCAGGAAGATTATCAGTTAACACTCCAGGATTTAATCCAGCAGGTAATCAACAAATAACCGCCGGAGTTCCGGACTCGGTAAGTAATGGAACAACACAAACTATGTCTGGTTCGGATGACTCTGGCGATCAACAAGCTGTGACTACAACTACTAACACAACTAGGACATTAGATACTCCGGTAAGCACACCGGCCGATCTGGGCGATTTTTACGGATAAAGCATGGCAGAGAATATACAACGAAGTCGGGGACGTAGTTCGAATTACAAATTCGATCGTGGAGGCATGCCTGCAGAAATGGGTGCCTTTGTTGGCATTGTAGTTAATAATGTCGACGATACTCGTAGCGGGCGATTACAAGTTTATATTGAACAGTTTGGAGCCACAACTAAAGATGGTAAACCAAATTTAAGTGATCGCAGTCTCTGGCGCACGGTAAATTATTGTCCACCTTTTTACGGAACAACAGCACAGTCTGGCACAAGTTCTAGTAGCGGCACATACCCAGGTAATAGTAATAGTTACGGTATGTGGTTTACTCCTCCAGACATTGGCGTTAAAGTTTTATGTTTCTTTGTTGGCGGCGATCCAGGCCAGGGATATTATGTAGGTTGCATACCTGAGCCGGGCATTAATCACATGATTCCGGCTATAGGCAGTAGTAACTCATTTTCTGTTGGCAATGATAGCCAATCAAGTTACTTTGCTGGAGCAAAACTACTTCCTGTAACAGAAATCAATCAATTAAACAAAGACATTAGCGAGAATCCTAAGTTTTATGATCAAGCTAAACCAGTTCAAAGTGTCGTTGCTGGTATATTATTACAACAAGGATTGATTAAAGATCCAGTCCGTGGCCCAATACGCAGTAACAGCCAACGTGAAAGTCCTAGCACCGTTTATGGTATTAGCACCCCAGGTAAACCTATCTACCAAGGAGGTCTAGATCCTAAGACGATTACTACACAGTTACAGCAAGGCACAATCAAACCACAAGACATTGTGGTAATTGGACGTCAAGGCGGACATACACTAGTAATGGACGACGGAGACCTGGCCGGCACAGATGCATTAATACGCATTCGCACAGCCAAAGGTCATCAGATAACCATGAGTGATGACGGCGACTGTTTTTACATTACCCATGCCAATGGTCAGTCCTGGGTTGAACTAGGTAAAAACGGAACTATTGATTTATTCAGCACAAATTCTGTTAACGTTCGCACACAAGGAACATTAAACCTACATGCAGACCACGACATTAACATGTATGCTGGCGGCAATATTCGAATGAAAGCCAAGAGTCAATTTAAACTCGAGGGCGATGCTGGTTTGACTATGTATTCTAACCAAGCTGTAACTATCTACGGAAAAACAAAGGTCGGTGTAAGAAGCGATGGTTCTCTAGCATTACAAAGCAACGCTGGTAGCTGGAAAGCCGGTAGCAGTTTAAATTTCCAAGCAGGCGTAATTAATTTAAATGGAGCAGGAACACAATCAGCTGGCTCTGTGTCACCAATGACTGGATTTAAATTAGCTGACACAGCATTTGTGACGGGTCAAGGTTGGACAGTTCAACCCGGTGCTCTAGACACTATTGTTACTCGAGCCCCAACGCACGAACCATACCCTTATCATAGTAATGGAGTTAATGTAACTACAGACCTAAACAGTCAGACCACTACAACAACTCCTTCAACTACAACAACAGCATCGGTTCCAAGCACACAAACACAAGCCGCCGTTGCTTATGAAAGAACCAATTCTGCCGCAGTTCAAAACCCTATATCAACTGAAGATTACGTAGCCGAAACACCGGCTGTTACAACGGTGCCACAACAATGACAACAATTCTTACACAATCTCAAATGACGGCACTTACAGCACAAGCAGCAAAGGCCGCAACTTATCCTTCGACAGATGCCAATGGCTCATTATTAGCTGATTGGTATATTAATGATTCCGGAAATGCTGTCTATGCTGGTCCTGAAATAGCTACTAGAGGTGTCGGAATCTACGGACAAACACCAGAAAATTTAGTGTTAGTTGGTCTATTAAAATCAGCCGCATTGAATTTAATAGTGCAACCAAGCATGACATTAACAGTGTTGAATACTCCAGCAGTTTGGACCGGAACTTATAATATTACCAGCCTGACAGATTATCTAAATGCTCCTGAGATACAAAATCTATCTGAAATCGCACTATATGAAGGAGCCTTTCAAGGTCTTGTTGATTCAAACATTATAACCGGAGACGAAGCTCCTAGATATATCGCTACCTTCTTGCAACCGGCAGTTAGATATGGGGTAGATGCAGTAGTGGCCTGGGTAAAGGGTGAACTAAGTTCCGATGACGCATCGGCAGTTTTAATTAGAGCTCGGCAAGGACAATATGCTATAGATTTTGTTAACACGTATGGAAATGTCCTTAATGTAGCTCCTGCTGCCGAAGTTTCTATTAACACAGTAATTAGAGATCAAGTTGACCAAGCAGTCACTGATGTTATTGGCAATCCTAAAATACCAAATATTGAATATGTTACTATCGCCAACGTTAGTGCTAACATCAGTGCAAATGCTAACGTTTCAATTTCAATTTTACCTACAGCAAACGACGACGGAACTTTCCGTTTTGCCCCTGGTTCTCGCCGAGGTTAAATACTAGACTATGCCAACATTTATCGGTTTTAACACGCAAGAACAATACAAAAAGTTTACGCTATTAGACGCTGAACTAGTTAAACGTGACTTGTTAAATGGCTTGAATATTCGTCAAGGGCAATTACCGGGCCGTCCACAATATGGCACAGCATTGTGGGATAATTTGTTTGAAAATCAAACAAATGAAACAGTTTCGTCTATTGAAAAAGAAATTCAGCGTGTAGCTGGATATGATCCGCGAATTCAAATCTTTGATACCCAGGTATTTCCACAAGAAAATGGGATACTAATACAGATACAATTAGCCATAGTTCCTAGCACAGATGCTCAACAATTAAGCATATTTTTCGACCAACAACAGCGTCGAGCAAGCTATGTTTAACTGAGCCGTTTTTAAAATCCATAAATACAAGAACACGGGATTATTATGGCTACAACTACTAGACAAACAGTTATATTTGGCGTTCAGGATTGGAAAAAGATCTATCAGACTTATCGTGAAGCTGATTTCCAAAGTTACGATTTTGAAACCCTACGCAAGAGTTTTGTAGACTACTTACGCTTATATTACCCAGAAACTTTCAACGACTATATTGAAAGTTCAGAATTTATTGCTTTGCTAGACGTTATGGCTTTTATGGGCCAGAGTCTTGCATTCCGTACCGATTTAAACACACGTGAAAATTACATTGATTCTGCTGAACGCAGAGACAGTGTTGTTCGTCTGGCAAATTTAGTTAGCTACACACCAAAACGTAACATAGCAGCCAGTGGTTATCTTAAAGTATTTTCCGTTCAAACAACAGAAAACGTAACAGATATTAACGGTATTGACCTAGCCAATGTTACAGTTAATTGGGCAGATCCTACTAACTTTAGTTGGCAAGAACAGTTTACCACAATTATTAATGCTGCATTGATCGATGCTCAACGAGTTGGTGTGCCTGGAGCACAAACAACTATACTTGGTGTAGACACACAAGAATATAGTATCAATCTTGTTCCTGGTTACTTGCCGGTAGTGCCATACACTGCAACAGTTGATGGTATCAACATGCCATTTGAAGCAGTTACCTCTACCACCGCTGGAAAAGATTATGTTTACGAACCAAGTCCACAACCTAATGGTGTGTTTAATGTTCTTTTCCGCAATGATCAATTAGGATTCTCTAGTGCTAACACTGGATATTTCTTCTTGTTCAAACAAGGCGTTCTACAAAATCAAGACTTTAACCTAGCTGACCGTGTAAGTAATCGCACTGTAGATATTAATATCGAAGGTGTTAACAACGACGACCGTTGGTTGTATCAATTAGACAATGTTGGTAGCATTAGTAAAGAATGGGTATATGTTCCTAGTGTCTACGGTGCTGCCGCAGAGCAAACAGCTCCTGGTAATCGTCCATTGTTCAGCACAACTAGTAGAACAAATGATCAGATTACATTAAACTTTGGCGACGGAGTATTCAGTGATATTCCAGTTGGCACCTTCCGTTGCTATGTTCGTGCCTCAAATGGTTTACAATATATTATTAACCCACAAGAAATGCAAAGTGTGGTTATTCCTATTAGCTATGTAAGCCGCACCGGACAACTTGAAACAATTACATTTACTTGTGGTATCACAACACCAGTATCAAACGCACAACCACGCGAAACATTAGATCAAATTAAAGCGAATGCTCCGGCAAGATACTATACACAGAATCGTATGGTTAACGGTGAAGACTATAACAACTTCCCTTATACTGCTTACAATTCAATTTTAAAGAGTAAGGCACTAAATCGTGCTAGTATTGGAGTAAGTCGTTATCTTGATTTGGTTGACAACACAGGAAAATATTCTAGCACTAATACCTTTAGTAGTGATGGTGCTATGTATGAAAACTATAGCTTGCCAAGTTTTCAATTTACCACACAAACAAATAATGAAATTGATGATGTAATTACTAATCAAGTTCAGCCTCTGCTAGGCAAGAGCCAAGCAAAACAATTTTATTATTCTGAATTTCCACGTGCTAGTTTAACATCATTGAAATTGACTTGGCATCAAAGCACAAGTCAAACTAATACAACCACAGGTTATTTTGTAAATGAGCTAGGCTACCCTGCTGCGGTTGGCACTATTTCTAGCAGTGCTACCAAATACATTACTGTTGGCAGTTTAGTAAAATTTGAAGCACCGGCTGGTTATTACTTTGATGTCAATAATCGTTTAAAGCCAGGCGTGCCTACACTAGCAGACGAAAAACTTATTATCTGGGCAAGCCCACTATCTATCTATGTGGACGGAACTAACCAAGGACTAGGAAATTTCGCCAACGGACTAGGTCCTGTAGCAATTAATAACTATGTGCCTACAGGTGCTATTCCAACTCAGGTTATTCCTATTTTTGTAACAGAATTACCAACAAGCCTACAAACTAGTATGGCTGATCAAATTAGATTGAAGAGAAACTTTGGTCTAGCCTACGATAACCTTGGCACAATCACAGGAACTCCTGGAACTTGGTATTTGATTACAAATACCAATTTGAATATTGATGCACAATGGAGCCAACAGTATGCTGGTAATACTTCTGGCACAGGATTAGATGCAAGCTGGTTAATTGAATTTGTTTTCAACAGTAGTTTTTATACAGTTAGTTTCCGTGCTTTAGACTATTTCTTTGGTAGCGTAGTGCAGACTCGATTCTTCTTTACTAGCGATCAACAAATTTATGACAGCAGAACCGGCACAACTATCAGCGACTTCATTAATGTATTAAAAACTAATAGTCGTCCTAATTCAGCAGAACCGTTAGGTTCAGATATTGTTACCAAAATTGTTGGCCAACCTATACAAAGCGACGGTCTAGTTGATGACTACCAAATTTTAGTTTCATTCTCTGACCACGACAATGATGGTGTTCCTGATGATCCAGATTTCTTTAAAGAAATTGTTGGACCGGTTCCTAACCCACCTACAGCAAACAGTCCTTGGGTCTTCTTAAAACAAATTGTAGACTTTGATAATCTACAACGATATGTTTTAATCGATTCTGGAATTGTTAATAGCGAGTATGCTACAGAAAATGATATTCTTTTAGTATTACAAGAATACGTTGCTGGTCAAGTATTTTATGCTTACCAAGATAATGCATTCTACATACTAACAGTAGACACTAACACAGGAGTTAGATCTTTAACTCAGTCACAAGACTATATTGCTAGAAACGGTCGTCAAGATTTATTCTTCCAATATAGACATAACAGTCCATTGACAAATAGAATTGATCCAGGCACAACTAATATTATTGACGTGTATGTGGTAACCAATGAATACTATATTGCCTATCAAAACTATATTCAAGATACAACAGGAACTGTTCCAGAACCAACAGTGCCTACAATTGATCAATTGACTACAGCTTATGCTGGATTACAAAATTACAAAATGTTATCGGATACACTAGTTATTAACAGTGTTCAATTCCAACCTTTGTTTGGACCTAAGGCATTGCCAGAATTACAAGCTACTATCAAAGTCATTCGTGCCGCTCAAAGCGTAGCCAGCACTAGTGAAATTAAAAATCTTGTAGTTCAAGCCCTTAACAATTATTTTAGTTTAGATGTTTGGGACTTTGGTGACACATTCTACTTCTCAGAGTTGTCGGCATATTTGCATGACCAACTGGCAGGCATAATTAGTAGTGTAGTCTTGGTGCCTTTAAATCCAGATAAGTATTTTGGTAACCTATACGAAATACGTTGCGCACCAAACCAAATATTTGTTAACGGAGCCACAGTGGCCAACATTGAAGTTATTACTGCATTGACCAGTACCAATATTAGAACTGCACCAGGCAGTGGAGTAATTTAATGGCTCGCACAAGATCAGTTGATTTTTTACCAGAGATTTTTCAAACCTCTACAAATCGACAGGTATTATCTGCCACATTAGATCAATTAGTTCAAGAACCTAAGATTAAAAGAATCCAAGGGTTTGTTGGACGTCGTGTTGGTCCTGGCGTTAATCCTAAAGACAAGTATCTTGTTGAACAAACAGCCACAAGAACTAACTATCAACTTGAGCCTGGAGTTGTTCAAGTTGACGCCATCGACAATCAAAAAGTAATCGATGCTATTACATATCCAGGTATTACCGATGCGCTAGGTGTCCAAGGCGCAATTACTTCTAATGCCGATCGTCTTTATACTAGCGAATACTATTCCTGGGACCCATTTGTTGACTTTGATAAGTTTATTAACTATAGCCAATATTACTGGCTACCTGGTGGCCCAGATAACGTAAACGTATTTTCGGGCGCAGTTCCTTTAACCGATAATTTTGTTGTTACTAGACAAAATGGTGTTTATACATTTTCGGGTGTAGCCGGAACAAACCCTAATTTAACATTAGTGCGCGGCGGCAGTTACACATTCCAAGTAGCACAAAACGAAAAAGAAACTATTAATTTCCGTGTGACAAACCAAGGAACTAGTGCTTGGGTCATTGATTATCAGAACAATCCTACACTAACATTAGTTCGCGGAAATACGTATACCTTTACAATGGTTCCAACAATACCTTTGCCGTTTTATATTAAAACAGCGCAAACATTAGGAACTAACAATCAATATACAAAAGGTGTAATCAATAACGGCGCTAGCTCTGGCACAATAACCTTTACAGTGCCGCAAGATGCACCGGAAAGATTATACTACAATAATTCTACACAGATGAACATGCAGGGCGTGTTTAATATTGTAGATGCTGAACCAGGCACCGGTCCTGGATTTTGGATACAGACAGACCCAGGAGTTAACGGTCGCATACCAGCTACTCCAAATATTAGTAGTCGTTTGGCCCCAGTTAACGGAGTAATCGATAACGGTG